GGCCCGCCGTAAGGGATGTAGGGCTCTGCCGCCGCTGCGTTAGCTTTCGCAATCAGCCCCTGGGTGTAGTCGGACATCCACTTGGGGACATTCTCGACCGTCTCCCCGTAGGTGGTGACCGATTGCGGAGGTTTACCCTCAAAGAGGAAATCTAAGATACCTTTACTCATACGTTGTGCACCCCTCCATGCTCATACCGAGCCGTGCGGCGTAGTTTGTTCATGTACTGATCAGGGCTCTTCGCCTTGTGGCTGAACTGTCCTTTACGGAGATTTTTCCCTTTGTGTTTCCGCAGGTTACGCCTCATCTCATCGAGTCGCCTAGCCCCTGCATCACCGGAGCCATCACCCAGGAGAGCAACCGACTCCGCGTCGATTATGTACTCACCTTCACTGAGCCACGCCGGGATGTCGTCCGAACGACCAGACCCTTCACCTTCCTGGTGACCCCCCCGCTTACTGACTGTCGGAGTAGTGCTGAACACATCGGCATTCTGTGCCCAGTGATCAACCATTCCTCCCCGTTGACCTCCTGGCATGCCTGCGCCTCCAGACAGCTGCGCCAGTAACTCTTCGTCCGACAGCTGACCTATGGGACCCAGCCCTGAAAGGGGGTCCACAGGCTCTCCTGCTTCGTCTGTGAGGGGAAACGGATCGGGAGGAGTGATGAACAGATGCTGTCCTGAGGTAGGTGCTCCAGGCTGGGCGTAGGTGAAGTAATCCTCCGCGCTGTCCAAGTTCTGGAACTCCCTATTGATCGAGTACTGCGGGAGCGACTCTCCGAACCCCTCCCCCCCAAACCCTTCAGGGTTAAAGTCGGGTGGTCCCTCATCTTCGTATGGCTCCTGATTCAGAGAAGCAATAGCCAGCGCTGGCATTGCGTACTTCTTAGCTACAGCTGCCAAGCCCTTCAGCGTAGGCAGTGGAGGTCCCGCTTGCCCAGGCCCAAGCCCCGTAAAAGCTTTCTTAGCTCCTCCAGCTATCTGATCTGGCTGCAGTCCTGCGGCAGTCGAAAGACCTCCAACGATTGCACCTCCTACGAAATCATCCCCAGCCAATGCGGAACCCGTCCCCGATAACAGGGCGTCCCCAGCGATTCTTGCACCTGCTCCTTCGAGCCCAGGTATCTTGGCTCCTATAGCGCTTCCCAGGCCACCGGTAATGGCTCCTGAGAAAGCACCCTTGATGAATCCTTCCTTGCCCCCAGCCATCGCACCCAGCCCCCCCTGGATAACGGCATTACCTACAGTCGTTGCTAAAAGGGAACTACCTACACCACCAGCAGCCATCGCTGCACCCGCAGCAGCAGTACCACCACCCGTCATCAGAGTGCCGATAGCAGCGCCTAACCCAGGGAAGAATGCGTTCAGGGCGATAGGAGCAACGATCTGGAAGATGGGGCTCGAGACGATCTTCTTGACGACCTTCTTGATCTTCTTCCAAACCTTCGAGAGGAAGCCATACTCTCCAATCCCAGTGTTGGGGTTGATCTCAGGTGGTCCCCACATAGCGGAGATAACCTCCGCTTCCTCAGGGCTCAGGTGGAGCATGATTGAGTCGTCGCCACGCCCCGCTCGTCGGGTTCTTTCTGCCGCCTGTCGGGTGGACCCTCCTCGAGCAAGTTCGACTGCGCCCCCCATGTTGTAGAGCCTGATCTTCTTTGCCGTCTTCGCCGGGACACCCTGCTGCATCATCATCTTCTCAGCGGCGGCGGTGTAGAGCAGCTCCATACCCCCAGGCATGGACTCAACCTCGTGCACCATTTTGAGGAGACTTTTGTCGGCACCTTGCTGTGCGAGCATGGCGCTGAGACCTCCTTGAGGGGGTCCCCCTTCGTTACTTATCCGGCGGAAGCCTCCCAAGGGATGAGCCTTGTCCTTCCCTGAGGGTCCACCAGCACCACCAATCGAACCACGAGGTGAAACACCACCAGAGCGTCCAGTGGGTGGATTGTATGGACGTACGCCGCCACTCTTCTTCGGAGGTCCCTTACGCTGGAGACCTTTATTTGCCTCCATCGCTTTACGTACGTCTCGAGGGTGTGGTTGATTCTCACGCACCATCCTTTTCTTACCGAGGCGCTCAAATTCACGCAACTCTGAGTCTGAAAGTGCCATTGTCTTACCCCGAAAAATCCTGTGTTTGGAATAACCGTTCTGCCCACGCCTGCCATGTGGAAAAAGCGTAAGGGTCAGGGCTGTCTTGCCCTAGTACATCTTGAGATCCGACGATACACATGGCCCACTCGCGCCACTCTTTCGGATCATCCAATCGCATGCAGTTGGGTGCATCGTCCCCTACCAGAAAAGTCATCTGGTCTGTCCAGGCGATGACATCGTCTCCAAAGCCTTGCGGGTTGATGATCATGACTCAACCCTCCCATCTGCTGGCTCGAGATGTATGTAGGTGTCGCCGTACTCGTAGTCACCCCCACCTGTATTCGACTCCCACCTGAAACTCATCAACCGTTGGATCGACTGCAGTTTAATCGTCTCATCCGTACCTTCTGTGGGCTCCGCCACAAATGTTCTCGGATCTTCAGTCACCTGGGGGGCCTTCGCGTTCGCTCGTCCCCTCACCGTCAGCGTCATGTCACCTGCCTGCACGAAGTCCGGTTCAATACGAGCAACCCTGATCGACTTGGTACCCTGACCTTCTTCCAGCATCGACAGCTCGTGAGTCTCAAAGAACGACCGGATTGCACTGATCTGACTGATGCGTACTTTGTCCTTGGTCGTCTCGTGCTGCCAGAGGGTACGACCATTCGCCGTGACTTCGTTGTCGACCATGAAGGGCTTCTGATAGACATTGGCAAACACCCCAGCGGTTCGACCCTGGTTTGAATCATCCGAGTCAGGGAGTTCCGTGTCGTACCAGATGCCCTCACGCACATTGAGGATGATTGCGTGTGTACATTCCGTGGCTGACCCTCTCGGGTAGCACCACCAGATCTCACCAAAGCGAGGCACCTTGAAGCCGAACACTTTCTGCCGGTTGGCAAAGTTCAGGTTGTCGAAGAAGAAGTTCTGATTGACGTCGTTGGGGATCTCACGGACCACACCATTGAACACCTGCCAACGATCCACTCCAGGCCAGTAGTAGATCCCGTCGTACTCAACAATCGCTTGTGAGGAGAGAACCGAGATCTCAGTTGAGAGTATGTCGAAGAAGAAGTCAGGCGTGCCTGCTTGATTGAACGTCGCACGGATCAATGAGTCCAGTGACCAGAACAGAGCAGAAGGACCATTGCCCGCACCTCGAATGGGGATACCAAAGACAATCTTCTGCTCCGCGATGTTGAACGTCGTACTAACCATGTCGAGTCGGTTGATCTGGGAGTACTCAAGCAGACCATCACTGCTGTAGGAGAATAGGTAGACACCCACTACAACGATGCCCCCACTCACATCCGCAAGTGCAACAGGCGCAGCATCAAGAACACCTGTGCCTGTGACCAATCCGGCGTAGATAGGACGCGTAACCGAATTGTCGATGTTCGACAGATTAGGTGCGGCATGAGCTACGAGCACATGGTCTCCACTCCCAGCGGTATCGGCAAACACAGCGAACTGCCACAGGTTGTCCAAGCTCGCAGTGAACCCTGCAGGCGTGCGGTCGCTGAATACGTTGAGCGTCCCTGCCGACACCTGATACTGACCCAGTGTGTTGGGGTGCCCCAGATGGAGATACTGCACCCCGTCAGCCGAGAAGCTAGCCATGCCTCGAGTGATCTCAGGAATCGTATCCGTGACTTGCTGATAGCCGCCTATCTTCCTCGGCTTGCCCCGCTGGAAACGACACCAGCGTCCGTCGACATAATTGTTCCCCTCGAACCGAGTGCCATCGCGTTTGATGCCACCCTTGGATGCGAGTAGGACAGGTGCTAGAGGCATTCCATCAATCCAACTGCGTCAAAATTGCGCACGTACCTTCTCTCAATACCGTAGCCACCCCACCAGAGATATTTTGTGACCATTCGAGAGCGACTGTTCCGCCTGTGCTTCCATTGGCCTGGAAGGTGAACTCCATAACGCCTTGTGCTCCCCCATCGCTATGGGCAATCACATCATCCACAGCGAGCATAGTTACCTCCCCGCTGTACTGAGCTGTTCCCAAAGTATCCAATCCCCCGAACAAGGAAATTACCTGAGCCGATTGCGCAGCGTTGCTGAAGTTGAGGTTGTACTTGAAATCATTAGACCCAGACTCACTCAGTGCAAAGGGGATGCGCAGGTTGTATCGCTTACCCGTCACCAACACGAAGCCAGCAAGATGAGGATCATCAGATAGGACCGCATCATTCGATCGAGAGGTATCCGCCGTCTTAACTTTTACCTGCGGCAGAGCAGAGATCAAACTTGTAGTGGCTAGCTTCAACGGTGTGACGTAGCGGATGTCATCCGCGCCGGTATCCGTCTCAGCCTGAGTAGCTATCTCAACTGCTCCTGCCTGAGCTTCTGTAGGAACCTCCACATTGATTGTTCGATCAGCCGAGAGATCCCCCAACCCTGAGGCAGCGACTCCGAAACCAGCGCTGAATAATCTACTGGTCGGAGGTACCTCAAGATTCGACTGTGCTGCCGCGACTGTGATCCCGCTTGTTCCACCCTGAGCGATCAGAACAGGGAAGGAGATGCTGGTCGAGGTGTTGGCGTTGATCACATCCGTCGCATCGCAGTAGAAGATGATCGACTCCCCTTGACCTACCTGTGGGGGAGACCCCTGCCCAGCAGTAGCAATCTCCAGAGTGAATGCACCGCTCGTCTGATTGTCCACCCAGTACTGCTGCGTGGTGGTCGGAACGATGACCTTCCGATTACCTGTGAGTACCCCCGTGAAGCGATAAGCGATTCGATTGAGGTTCGCTCCCGAGAGAGTGAAATCACCTGAGCCTGGGATGGCAATCGAAACGAAGTCGAATGCAATGACGGAGCCTGTGCTCAGTCCGACGGTAAACCAGTCCGTCCCATCCGTGAAAACGAACGTCGAAACCCCCGGATCTAAGTTGATGCTCGACGCACCATCGATGTCTCCTGCGGGGGGCACTACATTGAGTGTTCCAGAACCGGAGTTCCGCAACATGAACCACCAGTCATTCCCTACCGCCGCAGCAGAGGGGAGGTTGCACGTCCCTGCACCAGAGGTATAGATCAAACACTTCGCACGATCACCCTCTACTACAGTGAAAGGTGTTGATGCTTCAACATCGGAGTCGATCTTCTGGTTCAGCGTTGTGGAAATTGCCTTGATCCCAGCGCCTGCCAACGCAGAAGCTGACGCTACCGAAACCGATGCGCCCAGCTGGAAGGTGCTCCATGTCCCTGCAGCTGTAGTGTTATCCGTCAGGACAACTACCCATTGCTCACCCGGTGCGACTGACTGGATCGTACCTCCAGTACTGTCGCGCACCGTAAAGGCGTTCGAACCAATGTTGTTGAACGTAGCCTTATTTCCCTCCCCCGTCTGAGAGGCGGAGGGCATATCCACATTAAGCGAACCTGCCGTGGCATCCATGTCCATGAAGTCAGAGACTACATTCACACCACCAACTTGCTGCTCCCTGCTCCACTGCAATGTGACATCGACAGAGAAAGTGATCTGGTTGTAACTGAGTTGCGACGGGAAGATCAGTTCGCCGCCAAAGACATCAGTGAATGCCATCAGACACCCTCCCTTGTAACTTGCCGATCGATGATTCGTTTGATGTCCTGCTGCTCAAGGATCGCAACGTCGCGATCGTAGATACCCTGCCAGACTTGAATCCGCTCATCATTCTTAAGGAACGGAGTTGCCTGCAGGAGACAACCATGCAACAGAGCATTGGGCGCAAAGTCCGTTGTCCAGTTTGTCTGGTTGGAATTATCCAACAACGGAGGCAACTCCCAAAGACTCACCTCGAACGGATACGCGAAGTCCGCTGAAGGTGCTATCAACCAATTGAAGTAGTCGTAGTCCGCATAGAACTTCGGCTGATCCATCAGGTCCTCGTCAGGCCAGTAACGCCTCACGTACTCATAGGACCGTGCGAACAAAGGGGTACGTATCTGTGTAGCCCCAACCCCGAAGTTGATCGAGATCGTAGCGCGCCACCGGTCAGGCTTGGGGATCACTGACTGACCTACGGTCATCGTATCCGTCACGACCTTCACGAAGCCTAAGATCTTCAATGAGTTCGCAAGCTGTCGCTCAGCCAGGTTGATCAATCGAGGCAGCTGGTCAAACACCGTGGGGTCCACAGCCGTCCCCCGTTCCAGGTAGGTACGCATGTCCGTCTGGAGCGAGTTGAAAGTCAGTACCTCGGCCATCTACTTATCCCTGTGGTTCTGATCCGGTGTCGGGTTTTGTCTCGACTGTCGTCCCCGCTTCTCCAGCCGCAGATACCTGTTCCGGCTCCATTTCCGGCCCGCTCTCGGTGGTGGGTTCTTCTTCTCCAACAGATTCCTCCTCTACGACCTGTGCCTCTCCTCGCAGCGCTGCCCACTCGGCACGGGTTGGCTTGCGCCCGCCATCTGCCAGCGACTGAATGAGGTCTGCAAAATAGGTAGGGGTTTCACCTCGGTCCACTAGCGCACCTAAGATGCCCAGCAGCTCGGAGGCATCCTTGAAGTTGACGCTGCTACCACCCCCTAACACCGGGTTGTGGAGCATGGTGCTGAAGTTGTTGATGGTGTCTGATAACTCACTCATATGGCGGCTCCTAATTTATCGGTCTTGTCTTTCGACCCCTTAGAGGAGCCGAACCAGAAATTCATGATCTGAACCATCGAGGCAGTGATCACACCAATCAAGATGCTCAGTTGGCCCTTGGCCCAATCGTCCAAGGTGGTGAAGAAGTCACCCGTGAAGAACATGTACAACAGCCAGAAGTAGCCACCGATGAAGAGCACGGACAGTGCGACCTGCGGCCAGATGCCCATGGTCTTAGCCATTGTTCGAGCGCTCCCTCGATCCTCTACGTCAAGCTTGTAGACATCGACTCCCAGCTCAGCCATGTCCTTCTCATACTGCATCTCAGCGGTCTTCAGCTTGACTAAGGCATCCGGATTGTTCTGGAGCACATCAACGGCGTCACGCTCAGTGGTCACACCTAGCGCTCCAAGAATCATCTTCATAGCACCCCCCGCAATAGGGCTCCCCAAAGCAGTTGCTAGGGTCGGTGCAACAACGCCAACGATTCCTTTAAGCGTGGCGAGTAAACCTTTCTTAGCCATCACTACCTCCTAAGACCCACGTCCAGCTCCAGGACCAAATGACCAGATTGACTTCAACGTCAATATGTCGTCTGACATCCATCCTCGTGTACATCAATGTGAACCCTAGTCCCAGCAAGCACAGTGAGAGCAGCTCGATGGGGTTGTTGAGTTTAATGTCCATGTGCGTTCTCCCAGTTTTCGATGTACTCCTCTGCCGTCCCTGCACCCAGGGGGGTGTTGTAGTACTCCTTCCAATACTCCGCTTGTGCAGGGTAGTCCCCCGCAGGAGGCATTGCTTCTGGAACCCTCCGGTAGTGAACCCGACACATCGCAGCTGCAAAAGCGAGGTGCCAGACCATCTGCTCTGCGGTAGCGTGCTCGGCAGCACCCACTCCAGCGATCGACTGAACACTCTTCGAGATGCTCGGCCTGAACGCGAGGTAGTTGATCCAGATGTCCTTGAACGTAGCAGGCTCCATCTGGAACACACCTAACGCAGGCCCTCCACCGAGCTGTACCAGATAGGTCAGGCGGGATTCCTGAATAGCGGTCCCCAGCAACAACTCAGATGCTGCTACTGAGTACATCGACATCTCCTCGAGCACAGGGTCGATGATGTACTCCCGAAACTGACCAACGTCGATCACTTCCTAGCGCCCCTCGGTTGCTTCGAACGATTAGGGCGCTTGTTCGGTGGAGATATCTTGGGTGATTCAGCTTCCTTCGCACTGACAATAACTAACTCTCCTCTCGCCACCGCAGCTAGGATGTTTTGCAGCATTGACAGTGCCCCTGCCACACCCAAGGGGACCTTCAAGTCTTTATCAGACAACAGTTCCGAACCGGCAGCTGCCGCTACTTGTATCTGCTGAGAGCCAATCTGAACCTGTTGCTGCTGAACTGGCTCAGAGGGTTGTTCCTTCTCCTCAGTCTTACCGTTTTCTTCATCAGTCATTTTCTAGTTCTCTGTTAGTTATCGTTTACGTGAAATAAGCATTGTAGTTTTCAGCATCCACCATGACGGAGTGAGCAAAATCCCACCTCCAAGTAGTCCGACCTCCGTCATTATCGTTAAAAGCATCGGCATCCGCCGTCTCCAAAGTCACATCCCAGTTGGTTCCAATGATGCGGACTGACTTAAAGAGATCCTGCGCAATCCCAGTGTTGTCGAGACGGAGACTGAGATCGTCCCCACCCCCTACGCCTGCGTGCCTGAGCCTTACGCAGGTTTGCCCCTCCAAAGCAGTAGGAGACAACGATCCAAAAGTGCTAGAAGAGTTGTCAAAACCACTGCGATCATTCCCCACAGTCTCCGAGGTAATTACCAACAGCGTTGTGGGCAAGACTGCTACCCCAGTGGTGGCTGATACGGCGGCTGTCATGAGATTCCGATTCCCCAGATCCACCACTCGGTGTCGCTGTAGTGATAGCAGCTTGCTACGCCGCCCTCAGCCAATGTACGGGTTCCGGTAGTGGGTGTGCCGGTACCTTCAAGCCACCGAAGCGTGCCAGCAGCTGTAATCGTATGTGCCCCCGTAGCATTCTCGTTAGTCACCATGATGAGGGCTCCCACCGGAGGGATCGCCCCTGTCGTTCCACTAGGCAGCGTGTAGAGAACTGCTCCAGTATTGTCCCGGTGAAGCATCTGAGAGACGTGCGTCTCATTCAACGTAGTGTTGGTGTCGAGTTCGATCACAGGCATCAGGTTGAACCCAACGTCGACCATATCGCCTTGGTGATTCTTGACCCTCATCCCTGAGGTCTGGTAATCCGTATTGTGCAGCTGGGTATCTGCTTCGATTATGCCGTTGAAAAAGAACTCCGTTCGACCATCGTTGAAGAACTTCAGCAGCAAATCTTCTTGCGCCGCGTTAGAAGCTGTTTGGAAGAACTCGGTGTCGTCCCCATCAACTCGGATCTCGAAGCCGCCTTCACTGTTACGGGCGCGCAGTCCAGTCGCTGCCGTTGATCCGGAGTTATCAATATCGAACAGCGCCGCAAGAACATCGAATCCCGAATCTGTTGTCTGCGCCACGAGATTGCCATCATCGTAGAGCAAGACCGTCCCGGTTCCCGACTGGGCACCAATCGATAGGTTGCCCCCGAGACTGTTAATCGAGATGGCAGCAGCGGCGGTCCCGGTGTTCTTGGCCTGAATCTGCGCCGGGCCGAACGCAAGGTGGGCAGCCCCCGGCGAGCCAAGGTTGAGTGCGTTGGTGTTGTTGTCCAGCGCAACCGGAGCGGTCCCCTCCATGTCTACCCGAAAAGTAGAGTTGCCTATTACAATGTTGCCGCCCAGGACGTTGAGGCGCAGTGTGCCGGTGGTAGAGGCGCTGGACTTCGACTGAACATTGGAGGTGTCAAACGCGAGATGCTGTCCAGCTAAAGTACCGATGTTAAACGCATTGTCGTTGTCAACCAGATCGAGACCAGTGGTATCGGTAAGAATAATTTGACCAAGGGTCAGGGGGTCAGCGACGCCACCTAGATCAGCAGTAGTCAGGACGCGCTCGAAGCCGCCGCCCGTGACCGTGTTGTTAACCTCGAACCCGCCTGATCCAACGATAACCGTGTGAGCCATTTCGATGTTGTTGAAGAATAGCTGAACATCAGCATCTGAGACAATGACGATGCCGGTCTCATAGAATGTGTCCGCTACATTACGAACTTGGAGTTGGAGACTTGCCCCCGCCTCATCGTTCCGAATCGTGAACTCACCTGAACCTTCTTTAAGGATATGTCCGTACTCAACGTCACCATCTTCAAGTCGAATGAGCGCATCATTCCCGGCTCCCACTGGGGCAAAGAACGTGGACTGCTCTTGGGAATTGGACCTAAAATTAAGTCGTATAACGCCCCCACCGTAAATCTCCGCTCCCGCACTCGTAGATTTGAAATTCAATGAAACCCCTGACTTAATACTGATCTCATTGGGATCATTCATGCTGACGCTACCGAACCCAGCAGTGCCATCGAAGAATGAAATCTGCGGCTCTGTGCCAGCAGTGAATATAATGCGGTCAGTATTTACCCAGTCCGAGCCGTCGAAGAAGAATGTGTCACCATTACCTGGGCCAGTAATGATGACGTCGCTCAGATCGTTGAGTGCTACCACACTAACCGTCAAGTCAATGCCATTCCAGGTAAGCGCACCTGCAATGTTGTAAAGCCTGTCTGTTGCTGATTGAGGAGCTGTTGTTTGTGGAATCTCGATGGCACCATCAAAACCCGAACCAGTACCAGCGCCTGGCGAGAGAACAATATCGCCGCCGTCATCATTCGAACGCGCATCACCACCAGTAATAACAACAGCTCCGCCAACACCTCCTGCCGCACCAGCCAGACCTCCTGTAAGACTTAGTGCGCCACCATCACCAGTTGAAACAGCTAAACCAGCAGTGATATTTATGGCAGGGCCGTCAGTTATTCCACGACTTTCACCGCCAAGAATAGTAATAATGCCTCCAGCTCCAGGTGATCCTCCGCCGCCTCCGCCACCACCACTTAATAGATCAACTGCTCCACCATCAGATTGATCATTACCACTGCCGCCTTTAAGTGTGAGAAGGCCACCACCACCAAAACCAAAACCAGCAGTGAGGGTGATTGGACCGCCGACGCCAGAGGTGGCACCACTATTACCACCAGTAATTTCAACTCTCCCACCAGCAGAATTAACTGCTGTGGCATCCCTACCTTCAATGACTACACCGCCGGGTGTTGAGTTGGGGCTTTCACCGCCGGTTATGAATACGTCTGCGCCTGCGCCAGTGGTTGTGACATCACCACCTAAAATCTCTACTCGCCCGCCGAAATTATCTCCTTCTCCACCAAATAGACGAACATCACCTCCAGTTTCACCGCCTCCTCCAGCGCCGCCACCAAAAATTTGAACATGACCGCCGACAGACCCGCCGCCACTACCAAATGAGTAGCCTCCCCAAACATCTACGTTGCCAGCTTGTAAATTACCAGTGACGTTAACCCCGTATATAGCAACTAGACCCGGAATCCCGGTTGTTATGACACTACCAGCTTGAGCGCCAGCGCCTGTTTGTGTGTTGATAAAGACGTTGCCGGTTGTACCAACACCACCAGTATCTTCACCTGCTTCAATCCATATACAGCCGCCATCGCCAGCAGAAGCTCCGCCATCACCAGCTTTAAGTCTGATATCACCGGCGTCACCAGAAGCACCACCGTCCCCAGTGTTTAATAGATAATTACCCCCGTCACCGGTTGTATTACCAGCTCCTGATGTAATACTTATTGCACCACCAGCAGTGGCTACTACATCAGCAGTCGGTAAAGCCAGGGTGAACTGACCGGAAGAAAATATAAGTGCGTTTGGCTGGGCTGGGAAGCCAGTGACGTTGTCACCGAGATCGAATCGAATGATGTCCTCGTCAGCTGTTTCTTCTACTTGAATCTGTGTATCACCATCAACGTCTGAGATAGCATCTCCGCTGGCCAGGTCTTCCCACGACCCGTTGACGACGCCTCGGAACCGATTGGTACTCGAATCGTACCGAATCTGACCATCTACAGGAGAGGGCTCCTCACCAGTCGTTCCAACGGGAACGCGAATCGCACCAGTCGTCGGGATCGTGACTCCATAGTCCTGAGTCAAAAGACGCTCTGTCCCATCCCGAACACGCAGGGAGATATTGCCCCCCTGCGCAAAGTTCTGGATGATGAAGTCATCGCCCGTAGGATTGAAGCCAACTGATGCTGTTTGCTGATTTAGAAAGTTCCTCCAGGTCTGCGTCCCATCAAAGTTCCCTCCAGGATCAGCAGGATCATCACTGCTCGTACCCTTGATGACATCGTCAGTAGTAAAAGTAAGTTCGTTTCCTGACGCCTTACGACTAACAGGTATGCCTGCTTCAAAGGTTTGTACTTCAAAGAAGGTTTGCGTCAGATCCATTGGGAGGATTGCAGTAGGTAGATCTGTGATTTTGATGTTAGGCATTAGATCGGCTCCACTGAACTACTTTCAAGAACACGAAGGTCACCCCCAGCAGTGACTCGAGGGTTACCCCCTACAACTTGCCTCACTGCGAACAGAGAGATGACATTTGGGATAGGTCCACCTTCGGTCAGATCTTCGTCAGGACGATAGAATGGCAATGTCACATCCTCTGTGTGTCGTGCAGGCAGTCGGTAAGGATCGTAGTCGTCCAGATCATCTAGACAGACCTTGAGCCCTGGTGAGTTTGGATCTGAGAAGAGGTCCTCGAGACTGAACTTCCTCCAGCAGCGTGCACACACACCGAGGCCGTAAGTCGATCTGCCAGTGGGATCAATAAAGAGCGGCATAGTTACCTCGTGTACGGCGAGATGTTAGGACGCAAGAAGGTGTCGGCACCATCGCCCTCACCTGTCCAGGCGTCATTCAAATAAGTGCTTGCATCAATATCAAGGCGCTGGAGGAGTTCCTCACTCACCTCCTTGATCTCACGTCCCAGGTGTGCGGCCAGTGAGCAGACAATGGCGAGGTACCAACGATCAGGCACTTCCAGCTCGTCCGTCATTTCACCCACATCCTGAATCTGCCGCTGTACGTACCCTGTGATCTGCGCAAGCGTGAACTGAGCCTGTGGACTCGGCCATATCTGCAACTCAGGGATGGTCCGTTGACGATCGAACCAGAGCTGTGTCGGTCGACCTGGGCTCGTCTTGTCAGGCAGGTTGGAATAGTCCGTCCGATTCAGCGTGTGGTAGAACGGGATCTCCTGCGGCGCGTTCTGATACACCAGCTCGATGACGTCGAGCACCGTGGTGCCTGTCGCACGCAGTCGGTAGTCCGTGAACTGCGTAATGCCTTGGATGTCGAACCACTTCCACTCACCTGCGACCATGGCTTCTGCCGTGCGCGTCAGGATCGTCGTATAGCTGATACCGTCGGTAGACACCTCGATGACGAAGTCCCAATCCCCAGAGACTGTCGGCAATATTCCATAGGTCGAGACGGCAGCGGTCTGAGCACTGTCAATGGTCATGTTGATGTCGCCCGCAGGCGTCGTCTGCGTGCACGACGTGTCGAGGTCACTATCAAAAGCGTTGTCCGCCACCCCCTCCGTCGCAGTTGCTGTCCCTGTGATCCTATTCAGCGTCCGCAGGTTGATGTCGAGGATGTCTTCAGTACCCAGGGGTAATGGAACCGTCTGCTCAGCCTCGTAGATCGGGAGAATGATAGATACGATGTTCCAGAGCTTGATACCCTTGTTGGACAGCGTCATGCAGAACAGCCACAGACTCTCGAGAGCTATCTGGATGTGCTCTCCACTGATCTCCTGCTCAACCATCTTGCAGCGTCGGAATGCGTGATCGAGGATCTGCTGGTTAGAGAAGATCGTCGAACCGACTGTTCCTGATGTGGGCATTAACCTACTCCGTCAACAGCCTGAGTACTGCGCCAGACCACCTTGCGCCTTCACGTTCTTAGGCATCCCTCTCTTCGATCCCTTCCGGGTACCCTTCGATTTCTTCATAGGGGATGAGCGGGTTGCATGCACCTTGCCCCCTTTCATGAGACCAGGCAACGTACGCTTACGTCCCCCTGTCTCCTTCTCAGCTTGATTCGCTGGACGACCCGGATCGGTCGCTGAGTCCATCGAGGGCATTGAGCCCTTCTTCGCCACGAACTCGGACGAGGTGTTCTTCACCCGGCCCCCGTAGGAGTAGCCCATCTTCGAGC